GATTGGATGGCTAATTCTGACGTAACAATGGCAAGCGCGTGGACAACGTACAGACAGGGGTTGCGTGATGTACCAGCACAGTCTGGGTTTCCAAACAGCGTCACATGGCCCACTAAGCCTACTTAGGAGATTATAAGATGGCAGGATATATCGGCAGCAAAGGCTCTGGAATTATTTCAGGTATTGATGCGTCTATAGCGGACCTCAACCTGACGGATAAGGCGTCAGCCAACGGCACTACAGAAGCCAATAAAGTTCTTACTGCTGACGGTAATAAGGACGTTACCGCGATCCGTAACCTGACTGCTACGGGGGATGTAACCGCCACAGGCACTGTTACACGCGCCCTGACGCGAGGTTCTATTGATGTTGGCAATAGCTCTGGTGTGTCTACGCCTCTGGCTATAGGTGGTGCAAATACACTGCTTCAATCAGATGGAACAGATGCGTCTTGGGCTACTGTTTCTGGATCAGATAGCAGGCAAGACTTTGTAGCAGATGGGACGGTTGGTGCAAGGGCGGGAGTTTTTCTGACTTCAGACGGTAAGGTGTCTGCAAGCCCAGCTTATTTAGTATCTGATTATGACCAAATATCCGATTTAGGAACATTGCAAAATGCAGGGGCCAGTAGCGTGCCTTATTCAGGGGCCAGTGGCTGCTCTGCTTTTTCTACACAAGACAATAAAATTGTTAGTATTATGAAAAACGTACTTGGTACTACTTCTATAAACACGCAATATTTAGTAAGTACGTTGGCAGCAGATGGCACATTATCTCACGGCACTCTTACAAACTTCAATACTAGCAGTTTCCCCTTTATAAACGCTATTAACATGAAATATAATGCCGCTATAAACAGGTTTATTTGTTGGGGCGGAAACGGCTATGGCTCTGGTTCAGCAAGTGCAACTTCTCCTAAACAATTTGTTGCTATAGGGACGCTAGATGCAAGTAACAATACCGTTGCTTGGACATTTACTAATGTTACTGCTTATGCTTATGCGTCTTACTCAGGCACCAATATAGCCTACACCAATTATGAAAATACTTTTGATTATTGTCCTTTTGCTGTTGCTACTGACGGAAGCCACATGGCTGTTGTAGCAACAGGCTACTATACTAGCAACGCAGACTCCGAAGCCGCTATGAGAGCTTTTTCTATAAATGCAAGCAACAACACTGTTTCTGCTGGCTCTTGGGTGGCTATGACACAAGACGGTAATGCTGTAAAAGGAAACTATGGGGATTCCAAAAGCATAACTTGGCACAACGGTACTTCACAGTATATTGTTCAGTTTTATGGCGGGAATGTATACAGCATAAATAGTAGCACTTATGCCTCTTACCTTAATGCCACCGCTTATTGGTTGGCAACAGTGAGCGGAAACACTATCTCTCAAGTTACTTCAGGCAGTGTTTTTAAAACGGACGCAGCCGTACCGCCTCTTGGCGGCAACTCAAGTGGTGGCGGCAATCCCTATAACAAGACAGTAACATGGACCCCAACTGATAACGCTAATGTTTTGTGGGGGATTAGTGGGGTTCTTCGTTATGATGCTGGAATTGTATTGCACAGAATTACAATAGGTAGTGGTAGTCTTGGATCGTACAGCAGATCAACAGCGTCTATTCTTCTTAAAGATAAAGGACTTTTAGACACAGCGCAGGTTAGTGATGGATATACTCAGACTAATCAAGTAAGGCCAATTGCTGTAGGCTCTGGAACTGCCAATCCTAAGTGGCTTCTAAATTTTTTAAACGCTAACGTTACTATTACGGGTTTAATAAGTGCGGCTAAATGGACTGCGGAAATTACATACGACAGTTCGTCACTTGGCGAAGTTACTATTTCAGAGTCAACATACCCATCGACCACACAAGCCTTTGATCCTACTGGGGCATCGCAATACTACCCTTCAGGGGGTAATTGTTGGACTTATGATTCTAACAGAAATCAGGCTGTTGCAATTGGAACAACCTGTCTTTCTGATGGCACAGCCGTGCAGAAATACGTTACGGCAGTTGCAGTAAAAACGGGTGCTAGGGGTTCTCTTAATAAGCCTATTGGTTTGAATGATAGTTCATCTAGCGTGTCAGATGGCAATACAGTGACAACGGCAATGCTGGGTAGTGTAGTGTCGGGCTTTAGCGGTTTAAATATAGGCTCAAACATACTCGTGAGTGGCATCTCTGCCGGTAAAGCTATTAGCGCAACTAAGGTATTTGTAACTGCGGATGGAGAGGGAGGATAAACAAATGTATGTTCCAGAAAATTTACCTGTGTTTTATGTTTGGTACTTTAATTACGATAGTCCCGACAAGCCACCGCAGGAACCAGAATCTTGGATGTATGCTTTTAAAGTTTGGCGTAACTTAAAACTGTGTGAAAGTGATTTTATGGCTTTAGGCGATACGCCAACAATGTCTACGGATTGGGCAACATATCGACAGGCTTTGCGTGATCTACCCTCTAATGAAAATTATCCTGCAAACTTAATTGATCCCACATTTGTACCGCTAGACCCTAACGGAGAATAACCATGACCAAAGCCAGAGATTTAGCAGGGTTTTCGACGGGTTCGATTACCAACACCACGGCTGACGGCCTTATCCTAAAGGGCGATGGTAGCAGCACAGACGTTGTAATTAAAAACGGCGCTGACGCTACAGTGGCTACGGTGGCTGATGGGACTACAGACCTGTCTAAAGTGTTAGCCAGAGGTTCTATCGACGTAGGAAACGCTTCAGGTGTATCTGCGCCTCTTGCCAAGGGCGCTGCGGGTACAGTTCTGACTTCTGATGGCACAGACTTGTCATATGCTGCAGTACCGGCTGGAGGAACTTCATCTGTGGTATATCCAAGTAACTGGGCTTCACCAACGGCTAGTTATACATCTTCTGGAACATACTCCAAAGGAAGTTTATCAGACGATGATTACGTGTGGATATATATTTTGAGTGCTGGTCAAGGCGCTGGCTCAATAAGTGGCGGCGGTGCAGCATTCGGAGGGGCTGGCGGATCTGCCATGCTTCTGTACGGAAAAGCTGGCACATTTAACGGAGGAACTTACGTTGTAGCCGCCAGCACCGCAGGCAATAGCGCAGGCAGTGACCCCGCAACAACCGCAAATACATCAAGTTTTACTCTAAGCAGCGCAAATGGTTCAACTGTTTTTACACCGCCCGTTTCTGGCGACACAACAACAGCAAGGGTTTTGGGTGTATTTGGACAGTCAAATGATGCTATAAGTTTAGCCTCTCACGATGATTACACATTAAATGGTGCTATAGCTGATCCGTATGCTTGGAATGATGGTGGGCTGCCCAGCGGGGTTTCATATAGATACTTTGCACCCGGCAAGGCATGGAATGGCAACACAAACGTCGAGCATTGTATTTTTGGTGGAGGCAATGGTGCAGGCTATTATCAGACTTCTAAAGTTGCTGGCACTTCAGAATTTGCTGGGGCTGGCGGTGCAGATGCGTCGCAAGGTGCAGCAGGAACTGCGCCCGGAGGTGGCGGCGGTGCATCGCGAAGTGGTTCAAATGCTGGCGGTGCTGGCGCTGCAGGAATAATAAAGGTGTATAATGTCTAAAATTTACTACAACACAGTCACAGGTCACGGCGCAGTATTTGACGATGCTGAAGATATGGCTAATTGGCCTGACTTCCAAGCTGACCCAGTGGCTGCAAGCGCAATACAAGTACGAGCGCGGCGCGACGAACTGTTAGAGGCGTCTGACAGCATGGCATTAGCTGATAGAATAACCGACGATTGGCGCACGTACAGGCAGGCGCTGCGAGATGTTCCCGCGCAATCTGGGTTCCCCACAAATGTGACTTGGCCCAGTGAGCCTATCTGATAGATACCGTGTAGCCAGATGGTATTAAATATTGTAAAGTGCCTGAAAGAACTGGCTAAATCGAAGGTGTTCTATGGCGTTAAGCAAGCTAAAATTTAGGTCAGGAGTCAATAAAGAAACTACATCTTACAGCAATGAAGGTGGTTGGTTCGATGGTGATAAAGTGCGTTTTCGCGCTGGTTTTCCAGAAAAAATTGGTGGTTGGGTAAAAAGGTCAAACGAAGCGTTTATAGGAACGTGTAGGTCTTTGCACTCTTGGGTCGCACTTGATGGCACTAAATTATTAGGCATAGGAACCAACAGAAAGTTTTACATAAATAACGGTGAAACATTCTATGACATTACACCTATAGACAGAACAGATACGCTTACAAATCCATTTACTGCCAGAAGCACAACGCTTCACAATACACAAGTGTTGCCAACTGATACAGTTATTCGTCTTACAAATAACTCAGCAGCAACAGCATTTGCGCCTTCTGGAAAAATTAAAATAGGTTCCGAAGTTATAACCTATACAGGCACGTCCGCTGACACTCTTACAGGCTGCTCTAGGGGGCAAGATGGCACCACAGCAGCAACGCATGCGGGTAACGCATCTGTTTCTAGCTGTACGTTTAAAGTTACAGATGCAGACCACTTGGCTTCACCCGGCGATTTTGTAATATTTTCCAACGCAACTTCTTTAGGCGGTAACATTGTAGCCAATGTTTTAAATCAAGAATATGAAATAACGGCGGTTATAGATGGCAGCAACTACCAAGTTGAGGCCAGAACAGTATCTACAATACAATCTATTACTGTTTCTGGCGGCTTAAACCCTACAAACGTTTATTCTACGTCCTCAGATACAAACGGCGGTGGAACTGTAACCGCAACATATCTTTTAACTGCTGGTCTGGACACTTCTGTATTTGGTACTGGCTGGGGGGCGGGTAGTTGGAGTCGCGGAACTTGGGACTCATCTGCTAGTATTAGTGCTGCGGGGCAGGCGTTGGGAAGCTGGACACAAGACAACTTTGGTCAAAGTCTTCTTATAAACGCACATAACGGAAATATTTATTATTGGGATTACACCTCTGGCTTTACATCAAGGGCGGTTCCTTTATCCAGCTTGGCAGGCACAGATGGCTTCGCGCCAACTGTAGCAAAGCAAGTTATGGTTTCCGATCAAGCTGCGCACACAATAGTATTCGGTTGTGATCCAGAAACCAGTATTGGAACTCAAGACCCAATGTTGATTAGATTTAGCTCTGTTGTGAATAGCAGGGCTGAAAGTCTGATTGTTTGGAAAACAGAAGAAACAAATTCTGCGGGAGATTTAGTGCTAGGTTCTGGCTCTGAAATAGTAACTGCCGTTGAAACAAAACAACAAATTATTGTTTTAACAGATACGTCTATTTATTCTCTGCAATTTTTAGGACCGCCACTTACTTATGGCGTAAACATGGTTTCAAACAATATTACTGTTGCTGGTTCTTTCTCGACTGTTAGCATTGAAGATTCAGTGTTTTGGATGGGGCTATCAGAGTTTTATGTTTATGATGGTGGGGTTAAAGTAATACCATGTTCTGTTAAAGATTACGTGTTTAATGATTTTAATGATTCTCAACGTGAAAAAGTTTGTGCAGGATCAAATACTGCCTTTACAGAAGTTTGGTGGTTTTATCCTTCATCAACAAGTTCAGATAACGACAGATATGTTGTGTATAATTATGGTCAAAATATTTGGTATTTTGGCAATCTAGGCCGAACATTTTGGCAGGATAGAGGTATTGATTCTAACCCAACAGCCGCTGGCGGTGACAACTACCTTTATACACATGAGTTCGGGTTTGATGATGGAAGCACTAATCCTGTTAGCCCAATTGTTTCACATATTGAAAGCAGCCAAATGACTATAGGTGAGGGCGACAAGTTTGTCTTTATCAGCAAGATCATACCAGATTTAACTTTTAGAAACTCTAGTGAAGCTACGCCAACAGCCGTTATGACAGTACAAGCTAGAAACTTTCCCGGTGGTCCGTATCTGCAGTCCAACAGTAAAAACGTAACTAAAGAAGTTTCTACCACTGTGGAAGAGTTCACAGATCAGCTTTACGTTAGAATACGTGGACGAAGTTTTGCGTTTAAAATACAATCGTCAAATTTAGGTGAAACATGGAGACTAGGAACGCCGCGTGTTGAAATAAGACCAGATGGCAGAAGATAAATGTCAAGAAATTTAGCCAAACCTTTCTTTGGAAAGCCGCCAACTGAGTATTCTATAGCTTATATGGATAGCTTGGTACGTTCATTTGCTCTGTATATTCAGCAAATGCAAAATCCCGGCGCTGGTAGAAATACCACACAAGTTTTTACGAACTTGCCGAACAATGATTCGGGTTTAGAAGATGGCACTGTTTTTGTTGTAGATGGTGTTTTAAGGGTTCCTGTTGCTCATCAGCCTTATGCTGCTGGTGTATTGGGAACGGGGCAAGTTGGTACGGTAACGGTGACAGCATGACAGATGAACGAACATTACAATCTGCACATAGCAGAATAGACAAGTTGGAAAAAGATATGGTTGCGCTGCAAACAGAAGTCAGAATCCAGTTTAAAGAATTATTTGTTCGGGTTAAGCGACTTGAAACAACGCTAATGGCAGCGTCAGGCGCTATCATGTTAATGCTTGTGACGATTTTGGTGAAAATGGGTTAGGAATTTGCATTACAATGATAGACCCGATCACAGCATTTGCCACAGCTAACGCCGCCTTTAAGGGCGTTAAAATGTTGGTTGGCGCGGGTCGTGAAATGCAGGACGTTAGCAAGCAGTTAGGAATGTGGTATGGTGCAGTCGCAGATATTACACGCGCTGAGTCTCA